TTCGACTTCTGGAGTGGAGCAAACTTCAAGCTTCGCGCTAAGAAGGTAGCAGGATATCCCAACTACGACTCCTCTGAGTTCCAAGATCCAGGTCTACTGGAGGATCTAGACGATGCTCAGCTCGAATCCATCTGGAAGAGACAGCATGAACTTCAACCTCTGGTTGCTGAAGATCAGTTCAAGACATACGAACAGTTGCAAGAGCGACTGAACTCTGTTCTGAACCTGAAAGGTGGACAGACAACAGAAAAGGTTACTGAAACTCTGGCAGCAAAACCTGATTTCAATCAAGTTGAAAACATGAATCTGAAGCCAGCAGCTGTTCCTCTGAACGCTCCTACTACAGTTTCAGCAGAAGATCAACCTTCTGAAGATGATGAAGATGTGATGGACTTCTTTAAGAAGATCGCTAACGAGAGTTAATAATTCTCAAAACTTACGCTAGGTTCTAAATTCTTAGCGTAAGTTCTAACCTCTCTTTCATAATCATAAAGATATTTCTTATTCAGAATGAAGATTTGTGATTTAGCATCATTCAACCTTCTTTCATAAGTGAAATTGCTTATACTAACAGGGAACGAAGTTAGATAAACATCAGCTCCTGGTGTACTTGGATAAGTAAATTTAAAATTCTCTGCCACCTTCAATCCTCCTGGCAACACGAGGTTTGGAGGTGTTGCATTGTCTTCTGTTCTTACAGTTTCATAGTGGTGAACATTACCAGCAGCTGCTGGACCACCATATTTCTTATACACAAACTGCTCTAACTCTACCTCTGATAGAGGCCACTGAGTATAGTAATCTACGATCTCATTAATTTGTAGTAGAATCCAATAGTATTGCTCATCATCATAAAACTTATACGAAATCATATCAGGTCTCTCACCATCCTGGATAGTATACTTTGTGTAGAGAGTATCCTCACGAAAGATATCATCTCTCACCGCCAATAGATGAAAGTAATCTTTGATATTGATATAGTTTGGTTTACCTGCCTTGTTTACACTCAGTGCATACTGAATATTAGGAAAGTTTTGAAAGTACTTTGGTGATGACATTAGTAACCTTGACCTCCAACTTTTTCGTGATCTTGACGAGTGATAATATCAACTTCTGTGAATGAAAGTTGCAAAGAAGTTATAATCGGAATACCTCCTTCATGAGCTACGTGCATCGGCGTACCGTTATTTGCTTGAACTTGAACATTAATACATGCTGCTTTCTTAAATCTGTTCATATTTTTATTTACATCTTGTCCTGTCATATATTTGATTTCCCACACATAAGGAATATCAAACATACCATTTTCTAAATCTTTTGGTGCACTCCACTTCTTAAAGTTCATAATGATTTGATTGATAATATTTGCCTCATTAGCATCTTTAGGAACCATATCAAATGCCATTCCAAATCCTCTCATCTGAGGTGCATTATAAAGAAGTTCTACATTTGGATTGAATACTTTACCGGCACCTAATGCTAGCATCTGATTTGGTGTGGTTCCTAGCAGTCCACCTAGTGCTTGCATTCCAAATTGTGCACCCACACCTTTGAATCTACTCTTTAATCCATCAATTCCTTCATTTTTGATATCTTCTGCAAAACCAGATCCAAGCTCACCGAAAGATCCACTTTCTGCAAAGTTTGCGAAATTTTTACCAACAGAGCTGGATACATCTCTTCTCATATCACCAATAGGTCCATTGAAATCTACCTTATTCCAATCATTCTGATTACCCATACCTGGTGTAGAGTTAGGCATGTAAAGAATCACAGGTTCAGCGCCAGCCTCTGGAGGAGGAGCAGCCGCATCTTCTTTACTTTCATTATTAGTTTTGTATTTTACTGGAGTAAAAATAATATAATCAGCATCTGTGCCACCTGCTCCAGCTGGATATCTAAGAGTCATAAGATTGCTTCCAAAGTATTAGTCTTCATAGTATATGTTTCATAAGTGAACGCAACAGAGAATTGCATATATGAATCACGAGCTTCTGTATCGAGCGCAAGTTCACCTACTCTAATAGGATATGCTTTATTGAAATCAATTTCAAAAGGAGAATCAAAAGCTTGCTCACCATTCTGCTCTAGTTTTTTCAATGTGATTGTTTTAGTGTATGAATTATAATAATTAATGCGTTGAGAACTACCAGTATTTCCTAATGTACGAGCAAAAGGATTTGAATTTTTAGCAAGGGTATCAAACCACTCACGCATCGCTTTATAAACAGTATAGTCTCTATCCGATATCACAGTAATAGTAAATGGTTTTGCATAAGTTACGATAGTAGGTTGCTCTCTCACCACACCCATAGCTTCGTGTCCATTCACCGTAATAGTATCTACAGCAACTTCAGGCACAGTAGCAGCTTGACATAAGAAAGTGAGTTGTTCTTGCGCTTGTACACCAATAGGCATGATAACCTGAAATAGTGTAGGACGCGAGATACCTTTATTTAAAATCGCCTTTACAGCTTGATAACTCATCTATAAATATTTGTGTATCGCCGTTATTTATGGCACATAAAGGAACGTTTAGGCCACAAAATCCAGAAAAATACAGAGGCAATCCATCTCTCATCATCTACAGATCTAGTTGGGAGAGAAACTTTATGGAGTGGTGCGACACCAATGAAGCTGTAATCTGGTGGAACTCGGAAGAGAATCGTATTCCTTACTATGATCCTGTATCAAAGAAAAGGAGAATGTACTATCCTGATTTTCTCTTGGCAAGGAGATGTTATGATGGTATAATAAGAGAAGATCTAGTAGAAGTAAAACCTTCTAGACAAGTTAAAGGTCCTCCTGTAAATCCCAGAAAGAAAACAAGAGGATGGTTAAATGAAGTTTATATGTACACTACAAACATGGCAAAGTGGCAAGCAGCTTCTGAGTGGTGTGAAGATAGAGGATATAACTTTAGATTACTCACAGAGAAAGATGTAAAACAATGGAAGATGTTGTAAATGGCAAATGAACCTAACCCTAGCTTCTCTGCCAAAGCAGGTGGTATGCAACCTGCCGGTTGGTACACTTATCCTGTTGGATACGGTGGATCCACTAAAGACAATCCTGTGTCTGTATACATACCCTATCCTTTTGTACCAGGTACTACACCAATTGACGATAATCCTGGTGACATCAGCGATAAATAGTTCTACCACATTATGATTTGTAATGGCATTACCAAAGAATATTAGACCTGAGTATACCACCACACTCCCATCAACTGGCAAAAGAATCAAGTATCAACCCTTCACTGTGAGAGAAGAGAAGATTCTAGTTCTAGCTGCAGAATCAGCAGACCCAGATGAGGTTACAAATGCGATCACTAATGTACTGAGCAATTGTATCACATCACCGAGTGACATTAAGATCACCGAGCTGGCATTGTTTGATATTGAATATCTGTTTCTGAAGACAAGAGCTAAATCAGCCGGCGAAAAAATTGAACTCAAGGTAACAGATCCTAATGATGAAACATTTACTGTAGATCACGAAATCAACGTTGATAAGATTACTGTAAGTAGAGATGAAAATCATACAGATTTGATTGATTTAACTGATACGTGTAAAGTGAAAATGAGATATCCAGACATTACTTTCTTTAATGAAGGTATTGATCTCAGTTCAATCGCAGCGCAGATTGAGTTGATGGCTAGATGTGTGTCACAAGTAATTGTTGATGAAGATGAAGTGATTGATCGATCAGAAATGACAGATGCAGAAGTAGAAGATTGGCTTGAAGGATTAACAACAGAACAGTTTAAAAAGATTTCAGATTTCTTTGCTACAATGCCTAAGCTGAATCATACTATCAAACTCAAGAACACAAATACAGGTAAGGATTTTACTGTTACATTGGAGGGATTGCAGGATTTTTTCTAGTCGCCATGTTGCACACCAACCTCGTGGCGTACTATGAAAGATTATTTGCTTTCAAACAATACCATCAGTGGAGTGTGAGTGAGATCGAGGAGCTCTATCCATGGGAACTTGATGTTATGACATCATTCATCACCAATATGATGGAGCAGAGAGAGCTTACTAAGAAACAAGCTCGGGCAAATCACTAATAAATAAAAATAAAAAGACAAGACATGTCAGATACTCTTCTCAATCAATTAGTAAAGAGCGACACAAAGAATACTAAGACACAAGAAGAGCAAACTGCACTTCTGCATGATCTTGTTTCTAATCAAGATAAGATT